TTTTTTTTTTTTTTTTTTTTTTTTTTTTTTTTTTTTTTTTTTTTTTTTTTTTTTTTTTTTTTCTTGTGGTTTTGGTGTTAACACTGTTTAATCACCCGTCCACACGGAGACGACCTGCAAATCATCCTACATCAACGCGCACCAACGCGTCCACCGTATCGCCACCCAAAACTGGGGGTTTGAAACGATGACTATCCTTCTTATTCTGCACCCTACCTCTCTTGTCGACAAGACACCACCCGGCGCAATAGTCCAATGCGCTCTGAGCGGCTGCTTGATACGTCTCAACAAGAGAATCCACACCGATGCCGTACACTTCTTGAAGGTAATCGTCAAATTCCGCGATAGGATGAACAGGCGTTGAGTGTATCACCGCGCCGATTTTTGTTTTGTCCCCCATCTCTGATAATTTTGTGGCCCTAACATCGAGATAGGGGGCCGGAGAAAGTGCCTCAGATGTGCTGAGAAGCAGATCGCGAATGATGGGAACGTGTCTGTGTTCATAGGCGGAGCATAAATACTTCCCCGCCATGTAATCACGATCATTGATCTGCGCGTTCCGATTGGGGCGCAGATTCAATTTTGACAAGACACGCCCAAATTGTGGGACTGGACGAACACCTATTGGGCTCCTTACATACCTCTTCCTATAAAAAGTGGCGTGATGCCGGCCAGCCTGAGGAACAACCTCTGCCTTCATCCCCGAGACAGAGACAACAGCCTCAATGCTGGACTTGACCGCTTCTGCATCACCAACCACATAGCCCAGATAATCGTCCCCCCCGTGGATGTTCGTGCTCTCAACAATGCCGGCGCGATCCATCGCTGCCTGCATAAGAGCCATGCTCACGTAAGAATTGCCGGTAGTGGTGGTCGTCTCTCCTGACCACCTCTGCCCTTCAATAGAGCCTGCCACGCCATAGCGTGTCCAGACCCGTATCTTTGTTGTCTTCGCGAACTCACGAACAAACCAATCGGGTGCCCCCAATTTCCGATAGAACATCGCCTCGTACTTGCGAAATTCTTTCGATTGACTGCCATCATTATTCTTCATATCACTCTCGATCGCCACCCCTGGTGAAGATTCCATGATATCCCCGAGCGTTTCGCCGCTCGAGCCACATGCGTATATAGCCCTATTCCCCGTATTCTTGGGATTGCTCAGGGAAAACACGGTCTTCATCCTGTCGTTGAGCTCCATAACGACTGGACCAGTAAGCGCGTTGTACATATCACTACCTTGATATACAACACGGGGTTGTGTGCGATGCTCTTTCAAGAGCGCTTCTTGTTTTGCGAACACATGCTTCACCGCCATGTCACTGTTTAACTGATGCTCAGCAAGAGCGGCAAGGAGCCGCTCCGCCTTGCCACCGGCACACTTGGCCAAATACTTGGATATCAAGTCTTTGTCTACGCGGATGGTGTCCAAGGGATCAAACTTGGACATCAAGAGTGCATGGCCCTCCTTAAAGGCGAGCTCATTCTCTAGATGCGGTGCGTAATCGCACCGCTTCTTCATGGCGTGCATGGTGGAAGCAGATGTATTTGTCGGAACAGTGATAGGCACATTTGCCATAATAGCACCCTTGGCAACTCCGATAGAAAAATCGTCGTCGTTCTTAACTCGGGTGACATTGACACTCACGTCTATGTTCTCAAATTTGACCTCATGGTCGTACTCAGTGTAGGCGTTCGATTCGATGCCCTCACTGGTGACTGAGGCGCGGGAGGAAGCAACTCCCCCCTTTAGTTTTTGAATGTTGATGGGAGATTGCTCTCCAAATTGCATAAAATGCATCA